GTATGACCTCGTAGAACCTTGAAGGATCTTGATCTGTTGAGAAATGTTTAATTGATATTCTACATGAGTATTCGTCTTTATATCCGATCTCATATGGTAATTTTGAACCAAACTCAGATAGGTTACCACCTGCAGTTCCGATGTTAATTACATTTTGCATCCAAGAGTGAAAGAACTTCAATATCTCATGATCACTGTCAACCATGAAGATAGTATTGATATTAGTGTTCTGTACACTGATGGGATATTGTCTTGGTAATGCAGCAACTGATTCGTAGACTGCTGTGTTGAGCGTCACGGATGGGATCTGTGCACTCTTACACAGAAAGGTAAGTTCTTTCGAACCCATCAAAGAGTTGACCGTATTTGGATAACCTGATATAGTTACCTCGAATAGGTTTGCGTGTGCAGGACCTGCGAATTGGTCGAACGTTGATTTGAACTCTGATATGCGCATTAGCCGTTCCTTATAATTCTTCTTGAGTCTGCGTATACTTTATTCTTAGATGCACCAACAAAGTTTGCAGTTGGTAGAAATAAAGCTATGTCCCATTCGACTGGATTAACATAAAAGAACTTAGATCTCGTTTGACTATTCAAATAATGTTTGATTGTAGGTTTGAATTCTTTGAACTTAGATGCGGAATTCAACACTTTATAAGATAGTTTTAGTTTTGTACTCTCGTCATACTTATCATTCGAAACCAAATCATACAGTCCATCCATTAACTTTGCACGTAAAATAGGTGGTAAATAGTGCATATTGATACCCATGAACCCCTTTGGTGCAGGTCCGATAGGAAAGATGAGAGGAAATCTATCGAAGTATGGAAGTGTTGATTTGTGTTTTGCATCGTATGCAAAGAAGTACATATCACCAAATGCAAGACCCGCTTGTCCTCTATCCTTCAATTGCATCTGTACTTTCTCTGCATTGATAGGACCTTTCTTCACTGCTTTCTGCGCAGTGTTACGATACCAATCACGTGCCGTGTCAGTACGTGCAGGAACCTGTCCTGAACGAATACCTCTTAAAAGGATATCATTAAATAATGTTGCTGCCATGTTTAGTCCTTACAGTCTTTACATTTACATCTGAAACAAACGTCATTCACACAATCTGGACAATCTTTACCACGATGACATGGGTGTCCACAGGTTTTGCAAATGGGTTTATCTGATTGCATATTCACTCATCAACTTCGTTATTGTAGCAAGTGCACGTTTTCCATCTGGGTGATTAGGATTGATACTTACTTCAGTACCATTGACAAAATCAGAAATGTTTGTCGCTTTACCTAATTGAGTAATTGCTTTATGCAAAGGATCTTTAGGATCATACTTTGTTTCGAAACCAGATTTTCCTCTGAGTTCAACCCATTTTTTGTCACCTTTATTCCACATCTTTAGAATGTCCATCTTAGGACCACGTATGAGTTTGAGTTTCACACCCTCTTCTATAAAATGTTTTAATCTTAGCATTTACTTAATTCCTAGTTCTCTCTCTGTCATGATAACAAACTCCCAACCACGTTGTTCACAATAACCTCTCGCAGCTTTCCATTTCGCATCATTCACTCCCCAAGTCTTAACCTCGTTTAGAAATCTACGAGACACACGTCCTGTTGGTGTCGCATTCTTCTTTCTAGGATCTGGTGGTATCGTCTGCTTATATGGTTTAATTTCAATCATAACTGTAGACTTTCCACCATCTGGTACATTCTTATTCACGATTACATCTGGGAAGTATCGATGTATTCTTTGATCAACTGGTGATCTATAAGGAACGAACATTTCCTCTGATTGCCACCAATTTACGTCTGGATGTTCATCACACCACTTGAAGAATTTCAATTCCCACAGACTACGATATATGATGTTACTTGGGTCACCTTTGTACTTATTTGGTTTCTTTGGACGAAATCTGCCACTGTATGCCATTATCAATTTCACTTCTTGGTTATAAATAGATTTATGCAATAGTATTTATAAGGTTTAAGCACGATGTCCAATCTGAATAATCGTCCAGAAATGGCTAGAAGAAAATTCGCCTCCAGAGGGCAGACAAACGTATTGGGATTTCCAGAGAATAGAACTGGCCATTCTATATTATTTGTGTTTAAAGAATACGACTACCGTGGATACACTAATTTAAGTGGAGCACGTGGTGGATACTATAACAACAGAGTTAGCAGTAGTACTAATGCCATATCAAGATCACTGAATGCTTTCAACAGTATTGAGTTACCGTTTCCTAAACAATTGACTGATGATACTGGACTTAGGGTTAATGGTTTTGAAAGAGAAGCAATCTCAGAAGCAGTTGCGAATGCAATAACATCAGTAGGTGGTGGTAAGGGATCGTCTGTTGCTGAAACCATTGGTAGAGTTACAGAAGGGGTTCAGGGTATTATTGCAGGCGGTGCAAATGCATTGCAGGGTATCGGGGCAGGAGCGGCAAGTGAAGGTGGCGTTGGCAATATGGTAAACAAGATGCAGGGGATGATCCAAGATGCAATTGCCAAAGTCGGTGGTATGGATACCGCTCAGTCAACTCGTGCCGCTGCATACATTCTCCGACAAGTTGGTGGAGCTATGAGTGGAGATGTTGCAAGAACAATCGATCTCGTAACTGGTGCCGCACTTAACCCCAAAGAAGCACTTGCATTTGAAGGTGTTAATTTAAGATCATTTGGTTTTACTTGGGAGTTATATCCTCATAATCAACAAGAGTCTCAAACAATTAACAGAATTGCCAAAACCTTCCAAAGACATGCATTGCCAGCGACAACAGACTTGGTGCCTGGATTGTTTGAAAGAACCTTCCTTGAATATCCTTCTACTGTTGATATCAGACTTCTGGGTGTCATTCCAAATATGTTCCCAGAATATAAACCATGTATGATGAACAACGTTAATATTAGTTTCGAAAACGCCGCAGGATCTATTCCCATCATGCAAGGTGGTGCGCCTGGATCTGTCACACTCAGTGTAAACTTTACAGAGATGTCTGCACGTACAAGAGAAGACGTAGAAGGTGCATCAACATTTACAAGTGGTTTAGCAGCGAACCAGATAGATGGAGCCCAATAATGGCAAAATATTTTGAAAACTTTCCAATTGTAGAATATGATGGAAAAAGAGTTCGAGACATTACGAGACGTAACCAATTCGTTAAGGGTTTATCTACGAACCCAATGTTGTTCCTACCTTATACAATAAAACAAAATGAACGTGCAGAAGACGTAGCTCTATTCTATTATGGATCTGTTGATTACGATTGGTTAGTTTATATGGCAAATCAGATTGTTGATCCATACTATGAATGGCCAATGGATGAAGAGACATTTAACAAACACATTATCGCAAAGTACCAAGAGGTTTCTGGTCAAAAAGGTGATGATGTAGTAGACTGGTCAAGAAATCCAGATAACGATGACAACATCGTTTACTATTATAAGGAAGTATAACAAATGGCAGTTGATCAGGTTATTCTTGCTCCCGAATCATTTCGAACGATCTATCTACGAAAAGAAGACCGTGTAATTCTTCGTACAGAGCGGGGACGTAAGATTATTATTAAACGTATTATTCCAGATGAATGGAAGGAATATCGTATTTACGACTTCGAAAGAGATAGAAATGAATCTAAGAAAGAAATATTTCTTTTTGATAACAGATTTCTACCACAACTTACTAAAGAATTTCTTAAAACAATTAAAGCAGATGAAGAATAATGTCTGATTTCAATCCTTCATATGGATCTTGGAAAACAGTAATAGTAAAATCCTTTGACGGTGTAGCCGAAATGGATATTACTGGGATGGTTACTGAGGTACAGATTATACAAAGCATGGGTAGTCCTCTCTACCGTGGTAGCTTACGTGTGCTCGATACAGTAGGATTGTTAGAGAATAAAGGATTTAAGATAAGAGGTGAAGAAAGTTTAGAACTTGTTTTGGAAACAAAAGATCTAAAACAGTCACGTGGTCCAAACGGTTTAGTAGAGATACGGGCACAAGTTATTAGTGTTGATAACGTTGATGTAACGGAAAATGGTACAGGTTTAATTTACACACTGCAGTGGATATCTGAAAGTAGTTACAAAGTAGGTAAGAGACGTATACGTGCACCGTTTAAAGACAGGAAAGCGTCAGACGTTGTAGAAGCAATTTTTAAGAAGTATTTCTATAGACTTTCTAAAGTGAGAAGATCAGGAGATAACGAAATTATTCCCTTTGGTGCAACCAAGTATCAAATGGCAGGTACTGATGGAAGACACTTCTATCTTCAACCTACAGAAGGTGATTTGAGATGTCTCATTCCAAATATGGACCCGACAGGTGCAATGAAGTTCTTGACGAACAGATCTTACAGTAAAGATTCCCCATCATGTTCATTTAGATTTTTCGAGACGATAGATGGATACTTCTATGTTACAGATGAGTTCCTTGTTCGACGTGGTACTGAAAACACAGAAATAGTAGAAGAGTTTTCATTCAACCCACTGAACTCTATGGACCCATCAGTTCCAGAAATGTCAACTAATACATTCAAAACTTTCAAAATTCCTAGTAGAGTTGATACAGCTTCGGATATGAGATCTGGTGCATACAAAAACGAAGTCCATGAGATTGATCTTACAAGAAGACGTGCAGTTGTTAAGAGTTTTGATTACCTAGACAACGCCAAATATTTTGATATGTCAGGTCAAAGAGTTAAACCCAGAGAGGGTCGTCATAGTCCAGAGTTCATAAGAGATACCTTTACAGAAGAAAATACTAAGAGATTTATTGTATATAAAGATTACTACGATCAGAGTGGTCCAACTTTAAGGTCCAATCAGTACTTCACAGAGATCATCCAAAACCAATCAATGTACGCTAGTCATTTGATGAACACTATGGTTACAGCTACCATTACAGGTAGAATGGATCTGAGACCAGGCAATTTAATTTCAGTAAGAGTACCGTCATTCAAAGTGCAGACAAATCCAGAAAGTCCATATAATGAGCAACTTTCTGGTAACTATCTAATCTATTCAGTAGGTAGTAGTTTTAAAGAAAATATTTTAAATACCACTCTCACACTTATAAAGTATGATTGGTCTGGTAGTTATGAACCGAAGCGAGGAAGTGTATAATGGAAACTGGTATCGGGTTACAAAATCCACTATTCTTTATTGGAGTTGTTGAGAACAACAACGATCCTCATGTAGAGGGTCGTGTTAAAGTACGTGCATTTTCTATTCACGGTAATAACAAAGAAGTACCTGCGACTGATCTTCCTTGGGCGATCTGCGCAAAGGGTGATTACGATCCCAATGGTGTAGTACCACCTCTCAATTCATTTGTGTGGGGTATGTTCCTTGATGGTAGAGATGCGCAACATCCTATTGTATTGGGTCTTATTCCATCTATGTTTGCCGAAGAAGTCAACCCAGATTTAAATGGTTGGGGTGTGATCCCAGATAAAGACGGTGATCTAGTTGCGAGAGGCGCAAGACCAAAAGATTATGGTAACCCACAAAATTCAAAACTTGCTCGTGGTGAATATATTAATGAAACATATGTCGCATCACAAGAAATGAAACGTGTAGAAGACATTAAGATTGCAGGAGATCCCAAAGGTGAGGATGGTGAACCACTTAAGTTTAGTGAACCCAATTCCGCATATAATGCAAAGTATCCACACAACCGTGTTATTGAAACATCAAAACACTCTATTGAAATCGATGACACGCCTGGTGCAGAACGTATTATGGTTCATCATGGATCTGGTTCTTATGTTCAAATTGATAACCGTGGTACAACAACTAACAAAGCTGTTGGTGACAAGTACGAAATAAACGATAAACAACAGCACGTCTATGTTGGTGGTCCAAGTATTGTGACTATTAACAGTGATGCGTATGTTTATGTTAACGGTAATAAGACAGAAGAGATTTCAGGTGACTATAATCTTATTGTTCGTGGTAACTATCAAGTTGGTGTGGGTCAAAGTTTATTCTTGAATTCAACACAACAAATACAAGCACGTGCCGCAGACATAATGATTGATGCAAACGTTGGTGCATTAGAAATGTTTGCGAAAGAAGAAACAAAGATCACTGCAGGTATTCAGTTAAACATGACTGCAAAGAAAATATTCTCACATGCCGCAGAAGAATGGCACGCTGTGTCAGATAGTTTTCTCAAGTTACAATCTACTGATGGTATGTGGATTAACTCTGTAGAAGGTGGATTGAATATGAAAACATTGGAAAGTATCTTTGTGGAAACAGATGAGACAGTTTCTATTCGTGCAGGAAACGCAGTGAATGTAGATCCAGGCAGTGGTTTGGTTGATCTTGCAAGTGGATCTGCAGGTAATGCATCTGCGGCGGAAGCGGAGATTGCAGAAGTTGCGGATCAAGCAGAAATGCCAGAACCACCAACAGCGGGTACTGCAATTGGTGTTGCAAAGATCTCTTCAATGAACAATCCAGGCATCATAGCTACAGATGATGCAGTAGAAGATCAAGCATTCCCAGATGGTCCACAATGATTTGTAATACATATTATATAAGTTCAAAGGTTAAAAGACGATGACATCCTATTGTATCGACAGAAATGACTTAATAACCCAGTCCAAGTTGCGGATTGGTACGTCTCCTATTGCGGATGCGAATGGAGAACTGAATGTTTATGCCATTGAAGACTTTAAGAAAAACTTTCTACAAAACATAGAAGACGATTCGTCTATTGATCCTGTCCAATCACAGGTTAATCAGTATGGTAACGTATTCTATCAATCAGTAACCACTGCAAATGCATTTTTAGGTTCTGAACAGTTAAGAGACTACCCAGAACTTCTTGATAGATGGGAGAAAGGTGCAATCACTCCTTTAGAGTATGCACTCTTCGAGAAAGATTATCACTACACTCCCCCATCACTTATCAATGCTTGTAATAATGGTGACTTAACTTGCCTCAAAAACCTCAACGCATTTTATCGTGATAGTAACGGATCAATCCTTGGTGGATTTTGTTCCATGTTACCCAGTGTTTTCGGTGCAATCGGTGGTTTCTTTACAATCATTGGTGCAATTGGGTCATTAATTAACAATGCACTATCGTTTCTGGACAAATTAAAAAACCTAGAAGATCCTATCAAAGCTATAATCGAGAAAATTACAGTAACATCTTTAATTAATGCCATTAAAGAGAAGATTGGTAAGATTATTGAAGAGACATGGGACAAAGTAGTAGCAGTAGTTAATAACTTTAATGTAGAAGAGATCATTGGTAACGTTAAAACTTTCATCGAAGAAAACGTTATTGCGACAGGTGCAGCAATAAAAGATAAAATTGCTTCTATCCTTACTGATGATTTAAAACAAAATCTAATAGACAAAGTAAAATCATTATTTGATTACGGTGTAAGTCTGTTTTCTAATCCTAACCTACAAAAGATCCAATTTTTAATCTCACGTTTCTGTGGAATGTTAGGACAAGTAGAGGCACTAATCCAAGATGTAAAAACACCTATGGATAACTATGCATTTAAATACCAAAGAGTAGTTGATAGACTGGAACGCATCTCTGGTCTTGCAACTGCATCTGCAGTAAGTGATGGTGCAACACGTTATTCTGATGATGCTCGTCGTGCGGTAATAAATAGTATGCATAAGCAATGGATGCCACCACTAAGTCAACAACAATCGGCACTTAATGAAATAAGAAGAAGTAGTTTAGAGGGACTTCCAACATCAGTCACTAACTCTACCTTAACCTTTGATCAGGTATTAGATAATGTTGAACAAATTTTAAATGACCCAGAAAGTTCAAGAAAGGATCACATTCCTGACAGATGGACTCAGAAGGGACAGTCTGCAAACTTGGTGAGACCTAAATCGAGGCCAGGGACGCAATATCATACACCGACTGGTGAACAACCTGCAAACGATATTGACCTAGATGCATCATCTTATGGTCTAGTACCGAGTTGGTCTGAAATTCAAATGGGTGACCATCCAAGGTTTGCATACCAAAGTCGGATGGGTGAAAGAGGATGGACTAATGCATCACCAAGGGCGAAAGCTAAGTTGGCGGAGTTACAAAAGAAGATTGGTACTAAGTTTGTTATATTAAGTGCATATAGAGATGAACAGTTTCAAGCGCAATTGAGAAGAGAATCTGCGGCGAGAGGAGATTCCAAAGGAAGACTTGTAAATGGACAGTGGAACTATGGGGTTGCCTTTAGTTCTTACCATCTTCGGGGTCTTGCATTTGATATTGCCAGTAGTTCTATTCCCAACAGGGATGTGTTTAGAGCAGAAGCTGCTGCATTGAATGCAGTAGAGATCTTAAACTACTCTTGGGGTATGCATGTTGCATGGCGTGGTAACTAAGGAAAAGAAATATGACGTTAAACGTTTTTACACCAACTCAGAAAAAGATTAGTCTTTATTCTGATTTTAAAAAGGATTTAGAAGTAAATCTCTTAACTGACGATGTCTCTATACTAAGAGATGAAGACTCAGTTAAAGAAGCGATTCGTAATCTCCTTATGACAGACCGTGGTGAACGTTTGATGCAACCCAACCTTGGGGCAGGATTAAGACAACTACTCTTTGAAAACATGATACCTTCTACATTCGAACTTGTCAAAGAAAGAGTTAAAAGTACTTTAGAAATATATGAACCACGTGCAGACATTATTGATATAACAGTCTCTGGTTCGTTAGATGAAGGCTCAGTTTTTGTTAACATAGTCTTTTTTATCAATAACAGAGAACAGCCTATCACACTTGACGTGATATTAGAGAGGACACGATAATGGCGACACCCAAACCAATAGTCGAACTTGACTTTGATGCCGCTAAAGCGCAATTAAAGCAATACTTAAAGTCGCAAACGCAATTCAAAGATTATAACTTTGAAGGTTCTAACATGAGTGTCATGTTGGATGTTCTTGCATACAATACATATCATAACAACTTCTATACCAACATGGCAATGAACGAGATGTTCCTTGACTCTGCAATGTTGCGTAACAGTGTTATATCCCATGCAAAAGAGTTGAACTATCTTCCTCGTTCTCGTAAGTCTCCTAAAGCAGTTGTTCGTGTACGTATTGATGATCCACAAGGAACCATTGAAGATCAGGTAGTTGTTATTCCAACATATACTGAATTCGCAACATCTTTTCTTGGACAGACATTTAACTTCATTACAAACCAGACATATGTTGCCAGAAAGACTGCACCTAATGTTTGGGAATCAGAAGACATTGAAATCTTCGAAGGTGAAGTACTTGCAAGTTTCGAACGTGAAGGATTTATCATTGATGACAATGGTGTTCTAAGAGTTGCACTCTCTAACCCAGAAATCGATACAGACTCTCTTGTTTGTTTCATTGATGCGGAAGCAACAGAAAACCAGAACGTATTTACATTTAGATCAAGTATTTTCGGTGTGGGTGCCGAAGACAAAGTGTTCTATGTTGAACCATACTTTGATAACAGATACAATCTTTATTTCGGAAACAATGTTTTTGGTCTCCAACCAAGTGAGTTCGAAGACGTTAAAGTCCGATATCGTATTACAAGTGGTACGGAAGCAAATGGTGCAAATAAATTTACTACTGCATTCGTTCCAGACGTACAGATTACCACTACTACTATACAAGCTGCCGCAGGTGGTGCTGAAAGAGAAACACTCGAAAGCATTAAAAGTAATGCACCTAAAGCATTGCAGATCCAAGATCGTGCGATTACAACCAATGACTACGAGATCCTTTTAAAACAAGAATTCCCAGAGATCAATGCAGTTTCTGCATATGGTGGGGATCAATTGGAACCACCTCAGTTTGGTAAAGTTGCAATTAGTGTGTATCTTAATGATAACGCACAGTTGATTTCTCAAACACTTGCAAACTCATATATCGATTTCTTGAGAAACAGAACACCATTGACAATTGAACCGTTCTTTGTTAAGACTGAATTCTTATATGCAGACTTAACTCTCACATTATCATACACATCTAAAGAGACAGAGAAGTCTCCAATGCAGATTGAAGCATTGGCAAGAGATGTTGTCAGTAAGTTCTCCGTAACTAATCTTAATAAATTCAAATCTAAGTTGAGACTTTCAAGATTATCAAAAGAATTAAACGACATTGATACTGCAATTGATAGTAATTCTATTAAAGCAAAACCAATTATTGAATTCTCACCAACAATTAATCAAATATACAATCCAAGATTTGTTTTTGGTGCTCCACTTATTCGTCCTTACGCATACACGACTACAGAAGGGTTTACTAACTACAAACCTGCAATCGTATCAAGTGTTTACGATCTTGATGGTATCTGTGTGTTCTTCCAAGATGATGGTAAAGGTAATATTCAAATTGTGACTGATGACGTTGCAAATCCACAGATCGTTAAACCTAATGCAGGAACAGTTGATTATGTGACAGGTGACGTGAAACTAGTAAACTTCGAAACTGAAAGTTATCCAGGCTCCGCAATTAAGATTTACGCAAATACTCAACAAGATGATATCACTGCACCTAATGGACGTGTGTTCTTGTTGCGTGACGAAGACGTTAAGACTGTCATCTATTTGGATGGTAAGTTAGTGGCATCTCAATCAACAGATGATAACGTCCCTGTGGTATTGACTGCCCCTGCTGAGAGTGGTGTAACTCTCAGGACTTCAGGTGGATCTGGATCTTCTGGTGGTGCAGGTGGATCAGTATACAGTGGCACATCAGGCGGATCATCAGGGTCATCGGGGTACTAATAAATGGTCGATTATAACCAAGGAGAAATTCTAAAGAAGGTATCATTCTTCATTGATGCCCAGTTCCCTGCACTCTATAAAGAGTACGGTCCTGAACTGGTGCAGTTAGTAAAAGATTATTATACTTTCTTAGAAACTGATACAAACCAGTCCGTCTACAACATCAGACGTATCTTTGAGTATCGTGATGTCTCTACGACATTGTCGAGTATGGTTATTCATTGGCAAAGAAAGTATATGGCAGATCTTCCCCTTAAGGAAGATCAAGTTGTTTTTGTAATCAAGAATATTATGGACTTATACCGTGCCAAGGGTACGGAACAAGGTATTAAACTATTCTTCAGAGTATTCTATCAGGAAGACATTGGTGTCTATTATCCTGCGCAGAAAATGTTCAAACCTTCTGACTCCACTTGGAGAACAGGTACATTTCTACAAATGTTCCCAAATGATGGTGAATTTCTTTCCAAGACTGGTGTAGAATACACCTATCTAGATTTACTTGGTAGAAACATTATCGGTTCTACGACAGGTGCAAAGGCTTCTGTGAACAAAATTAACTTTGTTCTCCTGAATGGTATTCTCACACCAATCCTCTATATTGACAACCTTCAAGGTAGTTTCATCAAATACGATGACGTGTTGTGTCAAATTAACGGTGAAACAGTTTCGTTTGGTAAAGTCAATGGTTCATTGAATGCAATGACAATGGATACCAGATGGTCAGGTGCGACAACAGGTAACCAAGTCGGTGACATCTATGAAGTAGAAGGTACGTATGGTTACGGTGGACGTGCAATCGTTACTGGAATATCTGATGAGATAACAGGTTTCGTAGAATACGAATGGGTTGACGGTGGGTTCGGATACACAGTAGAGAACACAAGACTTCTTGTGAGTGATCAAGTTATTATTCTTGATGGTACATCAACTTCAACTGAATGGGAAGTCGGTGAAACCATCGGTGACCGTTTCGGTAACGAAGGTATTGTGACAGGGTTTAACGAGGTTGCACTTGGAATTAAACTTAATGACGGTGAAGAGTTTGACTTTGATCTTACACCACAACTAAAACGCAGAAGTTATGGTAACACTGCGATATTCTATAATGACATTACAAATAAGAACTCATCTTCGCCAGGCATTCTCTACCCAGATGGTAGTCCACAAATCGCAGATGATCAAGTTATTGCAGTTATTGATGACGTAGAGACAGTTTCTCTTATCACTGATCCTATTGCACCTTTCGTCACTGTACCAATTAACTCCGCAAACTATAACGCAGTGCCTCCTGCAGGTCAACCTATGTCTGGTACTGCAGATCCAGTTACTCTTGCAACACCTTTGAACCTTGCATTCGACTTAACACCGTTTGATATTGGTCGCATTGATATCTTTAGAAACGTAGATCCTGGCGTTAACTATACTAACGATGTTTGGGCTATTGCGCAAGATAGTCAGATGAAGCAATTTGAACGTAAAGATCAGATCATTCAACTTGCATCTCCTGCCGCCGCAGGTTCATTCAACATCGATGAGATCATCACTGAAGCAAACACAGGCATCAGAGGTGTTGTCCGTAGTTCGAATACACAGGTTGGTTCGGTTACATTTACACCCTATGCGTACTATGGATTTAGTGGAACAAATAACGTTGTCAGACCAAACCAACAAGTCTTTAACATTCTTGGTGTGGAAAGAGATTACGGATCACGTAACTTTGGTGACAATGCTGAAATTGATGCAGAAGTGCAATTTGCCACAGGTAAAATTGACGAAGTCAGGATCTTCAACTCAGGATTTGGATATGTCAACGGAGAAACCGCATACCTTGCGAACAACTCCATTCGTGTTGCAAAAGGAACGATCACTGCAGAAACTCAAGGTACGACAGAGGGATACTGGTCAAACTTCAGTTCTCATCTCAACGGATACCAAGTAGATAGTGCAAACAACTATGCATACTTCGACTCTTCTATGAAACTCCAAGACAGTGATTACTATCAAGAGTACTCATATGAAATCCGTAGTATGTTGGGTCTAGAAACATACGAAGACTTCTTAAAAGAAAACATGCACACTGCAGGTACAAAACTCTTTGGACGTTTCTATTATCAGAGACAATTCGTTGCAGGTCCTGAAAAACGTGGTGTCAAACAACGTTTCTTACGTATCTTTAATGACAATGGTGAGTCAACTTCACCACTGGATATTGGTAACACATCTATTCTTACATCTGATATGTCAAACATCTTTGTGGATAGTACACCAATTACATCTGATAACGATTCATCCGCAGGTGTACCAGTAAACTATACATATACAGTAACACCTATTGGTGGGTTTACCGTAAACGAAAGTGCGACAAAGACATTTAACGTGTCAGTCCCAGGCTGGCCAAATGCAACAACATTGTATTGGAGAATTGGCCCGACACCTGCTCGTGACAGTGACTTCGCATTCCAGAGTGGTAATGTTATCATGAATAACGGTTCTGGTGGTTTCTCA